GCGGACATTCACCATACCGATCAAGATCGAGTGCTCCACGAATGACTTCGTGAAACCGTTAAACGTCGCAGACGACGTAACGAAAGCACCCATCTGACCCGGGAAACCAAGGCCAGAAACATTAGAAATCGGGTGAATATTGATATGACTCGTACCGCCACCCAGATACTCAGGACGCTGGAGTCTCTGGTCAGGCGAAATCACACCAAAGTGGGAACGAAGGACCTCCGTGTAACGCGTACCGCCACGAGCGTCCTTCTCATACATACGCTGAATCTGGAACGATTCACGAAGCTGATTAATCGTCGCCGCCGTCGCGGTCGACAGATCAGCAACAAACGTACCAGGGAGAGCCTCGAGCGCAGGATCATCCCAAGACGCATCACCCCAGGCACCGCCTGAGGGAGCATTAGACCAGTCAACGCCAACCGCAAACGGCGTGACCTGGTCACCGCTGAGCTTCGCCAGCTGACCACTATTGAGCTCGAACTGAGGCTCATTACCAGAATCACCCTGGACAACACCAACGCCCGTAACGGGCGCAGACGTACCCAAAGGCAATTCAACCGCCGGACCCTTCTGGGGGAAAGGAAGCGCAGACGTGAAGTAGTCATGCCGCTTCCCACGACGCACCAGGTCGTAATCCGCCGGATCATCAGGACCATCATCAAGGTCCACAACCAACGAATCTTGCAAATTCTGATCCCTAAACCATTCGTTGTAAATCAGGTTATAAGCCCGATGCCACAACGACGAGTGATCAAGACCCGCAACCTTCGTAGGAATACCCAGATAGTCGGAGAGCGACTGCTCTCCATAACCGCCACCAGGCGCAGTCATCTGGGGAACCAAAAAGTCAGTCGAATCTCCCGGATCGACCTGAGCACCATTCATCTTCTCCCAGTTGTCCCACAGCAAACGAATCGGGACAGCAAAGAAGAAGAAATCCATATACATATTATCCATGATCGGATGCAACGGCGTCGCCATCCGAGCAAAGGAATTCATACGCATACTCATCGTGTCGCCCGGCAAAGCCTCATCAGCGAACACAGGAACCAAGTAACCAGAATCAAAGGTCGTCTTATAATTACACGACCTATTGAAAACAGACCTCTGAGTCTGAATAGACGGAATCTGAGCAAAGCGATGCTGGCCCTGAGTTACACGACCACTCGGGCCAGTCTGCTTTCCGAAAACACCCTTATTCATCTCTCATCTCCTTAGCCAAGGAAAGAACATGAGCCGCCAGAGCAACAGACTTCGGCGTCTCCAACATATTAAAACCAGCAGAGGCCTCATCGAACTCGCCAAGCTCAAACAAAGTGTAGTCCTCAGCGAACCGATTGAAATCGTGTCCCTGATCCATCACAGCAGCGAAGAAAGAACGCTCCGCTACTCCGCGAGAAACAGCAAAGAACGGCTGCAAAAACGCATTAGCTTTAGAATCGTACACAGAGAAAACCAATTTAAAAGACATAACTACTCCTCTGAAAAACAATCAAATTACAAATCACGAACCAGCCGACTCAAACGAGCTTCCAAAACTTCTTCTCTCACTCGCAATCTTTCGGGCGTTGACTCCTCTCGTCGCTTGAACGCCCAGTCTCTTCGCTTTCCACGAATCGTCTCGAATTCTTGGGGAGCTTCGCTCTCCAGAAGACGATCGTAATATTTAGGAGGCCTATGCTTCGCTCCGCTATGAACGACAACATCCTCAGGAAAAACATCACTACGATACTTCTCAAACCAGCCCGAAGCTAGACCAGGGCGACGACTCATCGTCACATACTCGGGCTTAACAAAAAACTCTTCGCCGGTTTCCAAATCAATCCGGCGATACTTCTCCTCAGCAAGCGGACCCGTGGCTTTCTTCATTACATAACGAGCCACATAAGCCGCACTCTGCCACGTCAAATGACCAACCGTGGCAAACCCCTTACCCCACAGCTCATCGAGCATCGGGGAAACAAAAGTCTCATTCGGGCCATCACTCTTCCAGACCTCGCGGTCCTTCGAGAAATCTTGACCGAACATGCAGGCGTGAAAATGAGGGCGAAAATTCTTCTCGCCGTACTCGCCGCAATGCAGAAACCGAAACGGGCCAACCCGCTTTCGAACCCGCTTCGCGAACTTCTGCCAATGAGACACATCCAGCCCGCCATCGGCGGGCACCTGGTCGGAATCGTAGGTCAGGGTAATAAAGCAATTCGCATCGTGGAGCTGCGCTTCATGTATGCAGCGCAAAGCCCACTCCTTGCTTCGATTCAGCCGACAACCTCGACACTGACCACACTGTAGCTCCAAGGGGCGGTCGACGTAGCCCTCTTTCGAGTTAAAAGCTACGCCGCCGCCCGGAGCCCGATACGCCTTGAGAGGCGTAAAACACGGCACCAGCACCTCCAGACCAGAGGAGAAGCCTATAGACGCCAGCCACCGCGCATCGGGTTTCCACGGAAATTCTTACCCTTCACACGAGCACCCTTACGGAAGCTCCGCTTGCTCTTATATCGCGAAAGTCTCTTTCGCCGCATTTCCTGAACCACCTCACACGCTTAGCTGGCTTTAGACCAACACCCGGCAGATCCGGGTGTCAGTCAGACCAGTTGACATCAAGTAATAGGGGGGTCTGACACATCCGGAGCCTCGACAGGCTCCTCAACCACAGGAGGCACTGAGGGGGCGGCAGGAGCCGCGAAGAGCCCAAGCTCCTCGACCTCAGAAGACCTGGAGGGATCCAGAATCATCTCAAGGAATTTACCCGGATCGTTACCTACATGATCCCGTACACGTGACGGCAGACGCCCGAAGGCGTCCTCTGCCGCACGAACTCTATTCATAGCCTCATGGTACTCCAGTACCGACGAGAAATCGCCGTAGGACGCATTCTCCGCAGCTCCGGGGGGAAGTACCCCCGTTGAGGCATATTTACGCATAATCGCATTTACATCAGCCTCGGACGCAAAGCTCTGCTTAGTCCTCGACACATCACCGACTCTCTGAACCACACGAACTCGCTTATCAGACACGTTCGTCATATCCCTTGACCTCCAGCAAAAAAGCCCGCCAGGGCGGCAATCACAACGCGCAGCACCTCGAGGATGCCAAGCGCAAGACGGTTATCGCTCATTTCTGACCTCTACCGAAAGAAGGCGTAGTTCCCTGAACCGCTTCACTAGTCCGACGGATCCAGCGGAGGAACTTCCCGTAGGTCGTTTCATCCATCGACTGGACCGCCTTAGCGGCAGGAACCTGAGCCTCCAACAACTTCGTATCAATATCCACCCGCTTCGCGGAATTACGGATCAACTCAGTATCAGCACGGGCGCGAAGCTGCTCAGCAACATTCTTACCAGCCCTCGTCGACAACTCGGACCACGAAGCACCCGCAGCACCAGCTCGGTTATGAGCTTCTTCAACATTAGACTTCATCATAGACGCAGCTTTCGCCGTGCCAACAGCCCTACCGACAGCACCGTAGGGCATATTAATCGGACCATGACCTGGTCCTGGGGTCGGGGCTCCACCGACACCCTTGTAAGCAAGAATCGGATTCAAACCCGCTTGCCGCATATCATCCATCGCCCACTGATAGCGATTCTGATACATGCGCTTCGCATACTTATACGCGAGTTTCTGAGAATCCGAAGCCGAACGCGCGGAGAAGGCGCCCATCCCGATGTCGGAAAGGGCACCAACTCCCGCAGCAGCAATGCCGCCCCACGGCATTAGAAGTGATCAATCAGGCCGGGCACCGAGTAAACGGGCATCGGCCTAGTGCACTTATAGTCAAAGAAACAATCCAAGAGATATTCAGGCTCAGTAGGAATCGAAATTACTCGCTCCACCGGGGGATCGTCCTCAATAAACGTCGCATTCAAAAGCGGACGGGAGGCGAAATCCAACGCAAGATGCCACGTATCCAACGGCGTAGTCGCATTGGACCGCATCTGCCCGGTGACTCTAGAAGGCTTGTACCGATACTCCGCATATCTCTCTTGGTAACCAAACACATCATCATCATTAGCTGAGCCATCGGCGTAAATCTCCTTAGAGAGAACCGCCTGCTCACCAAGATGGGCCAACGAGGGCCAGTAGAAATCAAAACGAGTCCTCCGCGAAAACTGCCGTTCAAGACCCTGCTGATAATTCAGCTCGGCGCGGACATTCACCATACCGATCAAGATCGAGTGCTCCACGAATGACTTCGTGAAACCGTTAAACGTCGCAGACGACGTAACGAAAGCACCCATCTGACC